TAAAATGAGAAAAAAAATGATAATGTTAATAGGGCTATCTATCACTCTACTTCAAGGGTGTGCTACTTATAAGCCATTAATTGATAGTGCTGGTCAATCAGGTACGTTTAATGAAAGTAAAGCAAAAGAAATAACTAATGATTTACAACATTGTAAAACTTTAGCAAAAGATAATACAAATATGGTTGCTGAGGGAAGTCGATATGTTTGGAATTATTACTTTAGGTCAGCGACTTTATGGTTGTCTGATAAAGTAGATTATAAATATCCAAAAATATATAAAAACTGTATGAAAAATAGGGGGCATAGTGTCGTTAATTAATATAAAAGATTATTTAGAAGATATTGGTAAAAAAATATCTGAAAAAGAATGGTATCAAAAACACGACAATGAAAGAATACAAAAATTGTTAGATCGTTCTATTGATAGTCAAAAAATAAAAGAAGAAACAATAAAAAAACAAAGTTCTGAATTGTGTGATGAAAGAAGAAAAGTAGAACAATTAAATCTCACAATAGCTTATCTTAATAAATACATTATTCTTAAAGAAGAATATCAACAAGAATATGACTCTCATTGGGGTACTTGTTGTGGTTTTTGTAATTGTGATAGTGGAGATAACTATCATATGAGTAGTGAAGAAAATAACAAAAAAACAATAGACTTAGAGTTAAAAGAGCAATCTGTAAAATATTTAGAAAATATAATTAAGGAGAGAAAAAATGATAACCGATAGTCAAGTAAGAAACATAAGCTTAATCAAACAAAGATTAAGAAATTGTCTAGCTACTATGAATGGTGCTAGTCAAAAAGAACAAGAGTCTAAGTTCTATGAGTATATAGGAATTAGATTAAGACAAAGAAGAATTGAGATGGGATATACTCAAACAAGAGTAGCCAATAAGTTAAGGGTTACTTTTCAACAAATACAAAAATATGAAAAAGCAAAAAACGCAGTACCCTTATCTAAACTAAAGATATTTTGTGAAGCTACAAATACCGATTGGTCTTATTTCTTTAGACCACTTGATGCTTTAGATAAGAAAATATATATGAATGGGAGTGCAAATGACTAAAACAGTTAAGTTAGAACACGGACATACAGTTACATTTGATGATAATAAACACGTTTATATTCATAATGGAGAATATGTAGTTGGTATGAGTACACTACTTGGTAAGTTAGCAAGTCCAGCATTAGAAGCTTGGAAAGTTAATACGCAAGTTAGTTCAATAAAACAGGAAATGGAAAAGCAAGGTATAGCACTAGATACAATAGATAAGATAATCATTAATGCTAGGGCTAATGCTCGTAAAGCCAATGATAATATTTTAAGTATTGGTTCTATCGTGCATAAGCTTGTTGAATTATGGTTAAAAGGAGAAAAGGTAACTAAACCTGATAATCCTGTTGTAGCAAATTGCTTTATGGAGTTCCAAAAGTTTTGGAAGAAACATAAGCTAAAAGTAGTTGAGTCTGAAAAGATACTTTATTCTGAAAGAGGATATTGTGGCACTTTAGATTTAATCGCTAAAGACAAACAAAATAATATTTGGTTAATTGATGTAAAGACATCTAAAGGATTGTTTTTAAATATGGTTCATCAATTACACGGATATAAACTTGCCTACGAGGAACAGACAGGTAAGAAAATAAATAAGATGTATATAGTAAGATTGCCTAAAACAAATGAACCATTTGAAGCTAGGCAGATATTATATAAGGCAGACCATATGAAAGCATTTTTAGGTTTATTACATTGTCATAAATCAGAATTGCTTTTTAAAGAACAAATGAGAAAGTTAAAATCAACGCAAACCAAAAGGAAAAAAAATGTACGATAAGAAACAATACGGAAAACCTTTTTGTGGTCTTTCATTAAGACTATATGAAACAAAAAAAACAGCCCCTAGCTTTGAGTATCAAGCTTCTGCAAGTAAATCTAAATTGATGTGTAGTTTAACAAAAAAACTATATTCAATCTCACAAGTAGTTGAATGGTATAATACACCACAAGTACAAGAATATGCTAAAGAGGGCTATGAACTTAAATGTGCTAGTAAGATTCAACAAGCTAAAGAATCTAAATATGGTGCAGATACAGAACAAACATTTTGTTTCTATATGGCTAAACCTTATAAACCTAAAACAATAGATGGTATGAAACCTATTGGAGATTCAGTTCCAAGATATACTGAACAACCAATGACACAAGCACAACCATCAGCACCTGATAATTCTGTACCAGCAGAATTGTCAGACCTTGATGATGAGATACCATTTTAATGCAACTAACTAAGGAGTTTAGAGGTATGAATGATTTGGAAATGAAAATCAAAGACCTAGAGATACAAGTTAGAGCATTAGAGAAAAATAATAAAATGCTTAAAGAACATATCGACTCATTGATAAATGATAACGATAGGTTTAGGTCTATTGATAAGGCACATAAAAATATCAATGGAAAACTTCGTCTAAGAATATCAAGACTTGAAGAAGAAAATAAAAAGCTAACTGATGAGGTTAAGGATAGTAAAGAATTAGTCCAAGACCTCTACGACTACCCATAGGAGAAATATGTCACAAGAAGATTATCTAAAAGTAGATACACCAGCATTAATGAAAGACCTAAGAAAGTTCTCAGACTTATATAACTTTTGGTATTCTGCATTGTTAAAAAGGGAAACAGACCTTAAACAAAAAAACGCAGAACTTTATTTAAGTTATAAGCAAAAAGGCGAAAAGATGACCCAAAAGGAAATCGAAGCTTTAATAATGGTTGATGAGGATTATAAGGCCAAGAAGCTATGCTTAGTAGAAGCAGAAACTTTTTACTTACAATCTAAAACCAACTACAACAATAAACAAACAGAAATCTCTTTATTACAAAGTGAGTTAAAAAGAGAACTATCGTTTGTAGCTAAGGAGAGAAAATGACAAAACTATACTTAGACAACTCAGGTAACTATCAGAAGTTTAAGGAAGATAAAATTAAATGGGGTAGTGTTATAGCCAAGACCCTAGCTTATCTTACTGTGGCAGTTGCTATGGGCTTTTATATGTATCTTTTATTTAGTGTTTAACAACTTCTAATTGGCTTATGTCAGTTGTTTCATCTATTTCAATGGTGCTTATGCTATAAGTATTAACATAAGCATCTTCCCTCTCATCAATTCTATCTAAATAACTTTGTACTTTTGGAAAGTGTGGAGTCGTATCTATAAATATAAATGAAGCTTTACCGATATTATTATTATCAGTTAATATATCTATTGTAAGTTCTGTAATTACAAAATCTGTTTCGTACTTCATACTTCACAATATAGGTATTTGAGATTAAGTTAAATTACTTTTTTTTGAAAGCTGATACACCTCTAACACCTAAAATTGTAGAAAATGAACCAACTACTAAAGCTTGGTAAAATGTAGGTAAGTTAGAAAACTTATCAAAGAATATATCTACTTTTTGTTGGATATTAGGGTCGTCACTAAATACAGACCAAGCTAATAACAGTAAAGGTATTGAAATTAATATTAAGCAAAATTCATCTTTCCAATCGTTTTGCTGTGCTTGTATCATAACTTTTTTATGCTCTACTTCTCCAGCAACAACTCGTTCTAAATGTTTTACTTCTGCTTCACTTTCTAAAAGCTTTGCCCTTTTTCTATTCTTATAAACTTCTGCACCTGTTTTTAATGCTAATCTACCTAGTGTGAACCACATTATTTTAATTCCTTTGCTAATTCACAATAATGGATAATCTTATCCCATTTCTCGTGAGGTTTTTCTTCGTTTTTTTCTCTCAGGCAGTATTTTATAATATTACCCTGTATGAAATCAAGGTTATTTGCTGTTATAAATTCTATTGGTTGTATTGCAAAAGTTTTATAGTGACTACCACCCACTTGCTTATCAATCGCTTTCTCCGTTGCTCTCTCGCCTTTTAAAGCATACTTTCCACAGCATTTCTTCTTCATACTATCTTACCTATCCATCTACCTTTATTGTTTAATACCATTGGTAAAAGTCTTGGTATGCCATTAAGTATAATTCCACAACCTACAATAAATCTAGTTCTAAAGTTTTTAGCATAATCAAATGCCATAGATTTCTGATTAATTAAGCAACCTACATTCATAGCCCAAAAGATATTATCAGGATTCGCCCAATAGGATATTACAAACTTAGTATGATAGTGGCCTTGAACTGTATTCATAGACATAGCTTGTGAAGTCTTAATTACATCTGCACTTTTTCCGTGAGTGAAATAACATCTTTGTCCATTAGACATTGTAAGAGTTAAATCTTCTACCCACTTCCAATGTTTAGTACCTAAGAAATCTCCATAGTCTTTTAAAAACTCTTTTGACAATCCATATTTTAATGCTCGTCTAAATACTAAGCTAGAGTGGTTACTATCAACTTCTGTAACGTGGGGAAATATAGATTCTAATTCTTTAATATATTCTTTTGATAAAGCTAATTCAGAACCAGCACTAGGTAAATCAGGGTTATGGTCGTGCATAGATATTGCGTGGAAGTCTAAACAATCTCCGATATTTACAATCCTATCAGGTTTAAATTCTTTTTTAATTGCTTTTAAAAACTTAAATGCGTCTTGATGATGATAAGGTATATGTAAATCTGAAATAACTAATATTCTTTTATGATTCATACAAGTTTTACTTGTACTGCTATTTTGATAAAATGTAAAGTAGTTGAGTAATCACTAACAAAGCAACAGCACCTAATCCATATATTATCCAATTTGTTATAGAGTCAAATCGTTGGTCTAGTTTATCGTGGATTTTATCTATGTCTTGATGGATATGTTTTAGATGATTATTTTTGATTGTATTTATCTCTCTCGATAAACCTTTAATGTGTCCGTATAAACTAACAATATGTTCACCTGTTGTTTTAGGACTCTTAGCCATTACTTTTTCTTTCTCGGCTTATACTTTTTAATAGATTGTGAGATAAAGATGTTTTTATAAAGAGAAACCTTTTTACCAAACTTCTTATCAGCTTTTCTTTTAGCTGACTTATAAGCTTTAGACTTCTTATTAAAAGATTTTGGCTTACCTAGTCTTTTAGGTCTAGCTTTAGCAAATATAGGTTTCTTCTTCATTACTTCTTCTTCTTTTTATTTTTCTTTTTCTTTTTAGCTGGTCTTCCTCTTTTAGACCCGTATGTTCCTTTTCCCATTGGCATAGTGTTTTTCCTTTCTTTATAAGGGCGATCTTCCTCTCGCAAGTCGCCCTAATTAATTAATTGGCCACCTGACCATTTTGCTTCAGGTAATCCGTTTGTATATGATTTTCCGTCAAATGTTAAGACTTGTTTTCTATTGTTCCCTTGTGAGAAACTTGCGTGTATCCAACCTGAGTTAGGGTCTTTATCTTCTTCTTTCCAAAACTCTAAAATAAGTTGGTCAAAATCGCAGTTGTTTTGAATCCATAAAGCTACTTGTAAATTAGAAACACCACCAATCTCAAAATCTACTGCTTGTCCCTTTGCGTGTTGTGATGTTTTTTTAGAACCAATAGCTTCGCATAGTTCTTCTGATCTATAACCTGATGTAATAATAACAGGTTTTTCAAACTTTGCTCTTACAGGTTCTAGTATTCCATAACATAAATCAGTTAGGTTTTTTATTTCTCCACTACCAGCTTCATTAGATATTCCTTTTCTAATAGCTGTCATAGACTTTGTGAACTCTATAAGCTTAAAGTGCTTACTTAATTGCATATGAAATACTAAGGTTTTGTTGGAAAAGTAATTGAATCAACATCTTCAGCAGTATCATTAGAAGTTACTGTACTAGGCAAATCTCTAAGTTCTTGTCTGTAAGTAGTCATATCTTCTGACATAGTGTTATCAGATAAAGCTAAGTAGTCTGTTTCTTTTAACAAATTATTTCTTTTTTGTCTAAGACTAGCCATTGCTCTATCTTTAGCACCAGCTTCCCAAGTTGCTTCTTCTGCATCTCTTGCTGTTTCTTCTGCTGATGTGAATTGGATTCTTTCTCCATTCACCATTTTATATCTTGGCATATTGTTCTCCTTGTTGGTTTGTTATTATCATAATTTTTTATTTAACTCCATACATATCTATTGTGCCTGAATCAATGTTTCCTGACTCAAATTTAAAAGATAAACCTGTTATTGCTGATGTAGTG